GCCTCCCATACTAGCGCGATAGACACTAGCAATATTGTCACTGCTAAGCAGCGCTCAAACCCCAAAGCGTGGCAATTTGAGCACTGTGGCAATTTGAGCACTATAAAGAGCCTACCCGGTAGGGTGGGATGTTGTTAGGCGGAAGCAGTAGGCCATGCACAGTGCCGCACACGCCACTATTACCAATCGTTTATAGATGGAAGCTTATGCAGATGGCCCTGCGGGCCAGCTCCTAGCCTCCACCCCGGCTGGTTGACACGGCTAGCGCCGTGTGCCACAATCAAAACATGGGACGATGGATAGACATCCCCGGTCAACTCAGCCGGATTGAGCGCAAGATCAATCTGTTGCTGCAAATGGAGACACGCATGGGACAGGAAATGGACGATCTCAAAGCGGCTGTGGCCGCTGAGACCACGATCGGGGACTCTGTGGTTGCTTTACTGACGGATATCAGCGACCGCCTTCGCGCTGCAGTAAGCAGCGGCGACATGGACGCTATCAAGGCCCTGTCCGCCGAGCTGAAAGTGAACCAGGAGAAGCTCGCTGCCGCCGTACTGGCCAATACGCCAGCTGCCAAGGTTGAGCCTCCCGTCGTAGACCCCAACGCCCCGCAGCCCTGATCCCTTCGGGATCACTTCCTTCTTGGAAATCCAGAAGGCCAGGCAGGCTCAGCTTGTCTGGCCGTTCTCGTTTTGGGCGGGTTCACCGCTGCCACGTCAGCTGCCCCTAGGCTGAAGGGTCCATCTCGCGGTGGAGTAGCCCCCAGCGTATCCGAGGTCCACCTCTTCCGCTTGTAGCCCGCCCCCATCTTGTCATGCCGAGCTAGCATGGCCCACGGATTAGCACCTCCCGCCCCGATACTCTCCAGCGGCTTAGGAGGCTCTTCGCTGCCGTCCTGTTTCCAAGGCGCTTTCTTCCTAGTAGGCTTGAAGTCCATTAGCTGAGGGCCTCCAAGGCGGCCTGTGTATAGCCAGGCACTGTCCTACCCCCTATGATAACTGGCCCCTCCTGAATGATATGGTTCAGCTCAGCTTCGATAGTCTCATACGACCTAGCGCCGCAGGTCGCGTTGGCCACCTGAATAGCACCAATCAGGGCCCACTTTGGGCACGGGTCTGGAAGAAGGACCGCTGCCTGAAGGGTGTTGATGCTGGTCAGGATGGCAGCATTGATTGCTGTGTCGATCATCTGTTTATCTCCATCAGGAATGGCCGAAGGCCATCAGTAACTATCCCACCACACCACTACCAGAGCCAACAGGATGCAGGCCCCAAGCAGGAAACTGCTTGCTGCCAGGACTTCCCACCAAACCGCGTTAGCCAGCTCCTCCTGCCGGGCCGCTATCATCTCTATCTGGTGATCCATTGTTTGACTGTACGCCTCAAACGGGCGTATGCCAACACCGCAGCGTCCTCCACCCTCCGGGTTGGATCACCGCAAAGCGCCGGGCTGATAACCCGGCAAGAGGACAATCCCCACCGGGAAGAACCTGCGGCAGGCTGAGAGTGGAAACACCACCAAAAGCAACAATGATAGCCGGGGCACTGGTTCAGTAACAATACTGGTTATACTGGTGCCCCACCTATTCCGGCACAAAAAAAAAGAGGGCCCGGCAGGACCCTCAGTTCTGGGGGTAAACTTGGTTATTGGAACAAGGGGCCAGTGCGGAATGTCAGCCTGGCCTTGAACGTATGGCTGTCAGCATCGAGGTCCAACCTGTTGACCCCGCCTGCCCACAGTACAACGTCGTCGTACCGGACATACGAGTACTCCCCTGATAGGGATATAAACGGACTGATAGGAACCTCGAGCCCCGCTATCGGGCCATGGCCTCCCAGGTCTCGGTGAATAGGAGCAAAGCCGGTCCCCGCTATATCCAGGTCAGCCCATTGATAGATGTAGCCAACATAGAGCAGGCTGGTATTCCTGAGCATATACCCTGCCCTGAGCCCCACGTACCAGTTAGGATCGATGGTAGCTCCTAGGACCTTCGGACCAAACCTAGCATCTACGTCCGCCTCTCCGACGTTATCCCCTCCCAAGATGCCGAAGACCAGCACCGTATTAGGCAGGTGGAAATCATAGCCAAGCCTTGGATCAGCAGTGAACCCCCTGGTAGCCAGGCTATCGACATTAGCTACTGACAGCCCCCCTGCTATATAGTCCAGCTCATTGATCCCGATCTCATAGCCAGCTCCCACCCCAAAGTATAGCCCCGTCCAGCTATACTCCTGTTTAGTGGGGATCGGATCAAACTTCTCAATCGTCTGCCTTCTTGGCGGAGGCCTCGTCGGAAACAGCCCCTCTGCTACTGCCTGGGTCGCCATAAGGAGCCCCAGTATAAATGTCAACGACCTTAGCATCACTATGCTCCCTTCTTGGTGGACAAATAGGGTCCCCAGCCCCCCGCCACTCCATTAGACTCGCATACTGTCCATGGTAGCAGGCATCTAAGTCGTCCAAACGATACCAGCCCATTCGGCGGTAGTCCCCGACTTGATCGTGGGGCACGTATTTTAACCATTTGTGTGTCATGCCGAGCACACTCCTGCCAAACATTCTCCAGGGATCGCGTTTAGCAGCCCAGCCCGCTTTCCACCGTCCTGGAACGTTGCACATCCCTTAGCTCCTTGCCTCCATGCTTGCATGTAGAGTTCCTTAAAGTCACTCCATGGCATACTCGAAGAAACGTTGCATGTCTTAGAAACAGCGCTATCGACATGCTTCTGGCACGCTACCAGAACTGCCACATGGTCCTGAGCCGTCACCTCCATAGCGGTCCTGGGGAGAATTCCCAGGTTCCTAAATCCATAGTCATATATAGTATGCTGCTCTGGCCCACCTACCATCTGTACAATCCGCTGGGTCTTCGCAGCAAAGGTAGGCTCGATCCCGCTGCTGACGTTATCCAAGCACATCGAGATAGTGCCGGTCGGAGCAATGCTAGTCAAGTGGCTGTTGCGAATACCGTGCTCAGCTATAAGCTGCTGCACCTTTTGGCTGAGCCCCTGGATGAAGGGCCGCTCCAGATAATAGGCGGGATCATAGCCGGGAAAGGCCCCCTTCTCCTTTGCCAACATACAGCTCTGATAATAAGCCTCATTCTTCAACACCAACAGAACATCGTTAGTCAGGCCTATAAATTCCGTCGTCCCGTAGGGAAAGCCGCACGCCTCTACCGCATTTGCCAGCCCCATTACACCGAGGCCCATTCGCCTGGCCCTTACCGCTGCCTGTCGCTGCTCCGGTATCGGATAGAGTGCAACATCCACAACATTGTCCATTGCTCTTACAACAGGGCCAACGTCCTCTGCAAGGCGTAGGAGGTCTAAAGAATAACGGTCTTTCAGTGTAACCGGCCCCGAGATCGGCCTTAGGTACTTCACGAGATTGAAAGAACCTAGAAGACATGCGCCGAAAGGGGGAAGGGGCTGTTCTGAACATGGGTTTGTCGCTCCTATGGTCTCACAGTACTGCAGATTATTCCAGTGGTTGATGGCATCTATAAACACAACACCGGGCTCGCCCCAATCCCAGGTACTTCGCATAATAGTTTCCCATAGGGCTCGGGCATCTATAAACCTAAAAACACGACCTTCAAACTGCAAGGGAAAGTCCGTTCCCAGCTCTACGGCCTCCATAAAAGCATCTGTTATTGCAATACTCAGGTTAAACCTATTCAGCTTATTCCCGTTCTGCTTGGCATGTATGAACTCTTCGATGTCAGGATGATCGACGCGGAGGATGCCCATTTGTGCTCCGCGGCGCTCTCCGGTGCTGGATATGGTCGATCCGGCCGCGTCAAAGATGCCCATAAAAGCCACAGGGCCAGTACTATGACTATCCAAGCTGCGGACCAAAGAACCACGCGGGCGAAGAGTACTAAAATCGTAACCAATGCCGCCTCCCCTTCTCATAGTCTCAACGGCCTGGTCTAAGCGGTCCATGATGCTATCTGGACCTCTCAGCTTATCCTCAATCACCCCTGACACAAAGCAGTTATACGGAGTGACCTTCTTCGTCGACCCAATGCTAGACAGGATGCGCCCGCCAGGCGAGAAGCGTCCCTCTAGCATAAGAGATCGAAAGGCCCGAAAGTGACTATCGTTGTCAGCCAATCCCGCAGCGACTCGGTTACAGACCTCTCTATAGGTCTCACCATTCTGTGCGTATTTTTCCTTAAACAGGGACAGCGACGACGCAGTCTGTGGGCCAATCGACTGGGACATGGTACACTCCGTGTTAGGAAATGGCAGGATTGTGTTGGCTGAATGACGATTATATGTCCGGGTCTGTGGCCGAACAACAACAATCGTCAGAAAGGCCCAGAAAATGGGCCAAAAAATTTACTTTCGCCGTGTCAAGTCTGCAACAGGGAGGTTCCATGCGTCGCTCGGTTATAATTGGACTGGTCTTGGGGCTACTGGTCATCATTATCTTCAGTGCTATGGTAGGAGGCATAGTGAGCTTCTTCGACTATCTATGGAGCATAGTTATATGAACCGCTTCGAGCGGGAGCAGCTTCTAGCTGTAGCAGAGGAACTAGCCTCTCGCAGGGGGGAAGACCCCCTTATAGCGTATCCCCTACATGAAAAGCAGCGGGCTTTCGTCAACAGTGTATTGCAGCGCCGAGCTCAGGAGAACTGGTTTATCGCTGCCAACCGCTCGGGAAAGAGTGATGCCGGAGCTTATCTAGGAGCCACGCTGGCCAGGTTTGGGATGCCTGCCCAGGAAGGGGTCCGTGCTACATCAGGCTGGGTCTCTGCTTTGGATTTTCCAACATCCAGAGATGTCATCCAACCCAAGTACTTCAACAACGGCTTTGTTCCGCCGGGTCAGGTACACAAGCCCTTTATACCTGACCGTGAAATCGAGCAGTGGCGTGTAGACGATCAAATCCTCAAGCTCAAGAACGGCTCCATCATCGGCTTCAAGAGCGCTGATAGTGGTCGCAGGAAGTATCAGGGCTCCGAAAAAGACTGGTTCCACATGGACGAGGAGCATCCGTGGGAAATCTACGAGGAAGCAGTCATCAGAGTGGGGGCCAGGCCCCTTCTATTCTTCTGCACCGCGACCATTCTACCACCGGAGGGAATAAACACAACTACCTCATGGGTATTCAGCAAGATAATCCAACCCTTCAAAGATGGCACCCTCAAGCACGCCATGGTCTATGGAGCCTCCATCTATGACAATCCAGGCATATCCCGTGACGAGATTACCCGTCTGGAGGCAATATATCCCTTGGGATCGCTATCTAGACGCATCCGCCTGGAAGGGGAATGGCTTCCTGGCATCGGAGGTGCCCGAGCTTACGGGTCTTTTGACCGTCAGTTGCATGTTCGGGAGCAGCCTGAGGTCGCCATTAGGCGTCCGCTATGTTGGACCTGGGATTTTAACGTC